CGTGAAAACCAACGTCGATATGAAACAGACAACGTCAGTACCGGGGGAGCTGGGCAGCTCCCTCACCGCCACTACAGAGCCAGGAAAAGTGATGACACACTTTTCCTTGGAATCTTCAGACCTTTTACAGGTGAAGTATTCCTTAAGCGCCGAAGTAGTGGAAAATACTCTCGAGATCTATCGAACTATCGAGGAATCCCTATTTGTTCATGGGATGCCTTATAATCTTTTGGATCAGACCGATTTTTGGACTCAAGAAGCAATTAACCGAAAGGTAGAACGTAATAAATATAAAACTATTCATCAATTCTTGTTGTTCCAGCAAAAGAACCCAGACTGCGCTTACGCATGGGTCAAATTCCTTAAATGGAAACTAGCTGCCTTCTTATGCATTAATGTAAATAACACACCGAAGCCAGTTCCTAACGATCTTAATTTTGGACACAGTTCCAAACGAGATATCTTCTTCCGCGCAGATGGCCTTTTAGGCGGAGTTTTTCATGATTCTCTGGAGAAATTCAGAGCCGACTGTAAAGCTCTCTTAACTGTAGTCATAAATGGGAAAGTCGTTCCAGCTACCCAAGCTTGGGGTGACTTTTTAGCAACCATTAATATACTTAAGAAGGGGATGCCTCGTGTGCCTAAACAAATGATTGAAGATGAGATGGCTGAAACCATCAAAGTTTTAACCACTCATTTCCCGGCTGCTCAGGAGGCAGTTGTTGATATTCCTTTGTTTACACTTGAACTTGCAAGGGCCCAAGAAATTTGGGACGCTTACCGCAAACAAATATTTTCTATTGATCCGCCAGTGCGATCTAGTTCCGGTCTGCCGTTTTATAAACGTAGAGACTATTCTAGAAGATCAATTGAAACGGAAGCCAAGGATGTCGTTCGGGAACTCTTTAAAGGTTCCAGGTTAACCAGAAAAGATTATTATACTCCATCTTTCCCTTCACCTTCTGCCAATTTCAACTCTTCACGAGGAGCAGGAGGTTCTGTTAATTCACTATTAACGGATGAAAGTCTCATTGCCTTTCAGAAACTTAATTCTGTTTGGAAAGAAAATCTCATCGATACAGGTGTGGAATCCTGTGTTTTTAAGAATAAATTAACGGAGCGTTTTGGTAACCTAGGCATTGAGGAACAGTCCATCCTTGATGCAACAGCGTGGAAAGATTCTTTTGAAGGTCGGACAAATGTGCTAGATGTCTCTCTCCTTGAGGCATATCTTATACCTTATCGGGATCATATCTTCGATTTAGCGTTTAATGAAGTTCCACAGGCAACACCTGTCGCACTATCCGAGCCTTTTAAAGCAAGAATAATAACAAAAGGTCAACCCATGACTCAATATGCATTAACTCCAATACAGAAAAAACTCCATAAAACTCTGAGGAGAATTCCGCAATTCCAATACATTGGACGTCCTATCGATGACGAGGAGATGATAACTTTCCTCTCTGGTAATCTTGGTC